CTGTTCAGCGTATAGGGCGAGTAGCTCTAGCGCGTTCTCTACGCCTTGCCGGTCAACCGGTACGCCACGGTAATTGACCCGCTGGTCTAATGCCCACACTTTTTTCTCAAACCCAAAGTCTTGGGTAAAGTTGTGGCTGATTGCTCGTTCGGTACGAACGTCTTGGAGACAGTAGTCGTACAGCTTCTTGAGTTTAGTATCGTCCTCGAGATAAGTAAGCCCGTCTTTAGTCTTTCGGGGTTTACTAAGTTGAAGCATAATAGCCCGGCCTTCGGTGTCTTTATTTTCTTGTAGCCCTAGGGCCATGGGGGCTGTCTTCAAATCTCGGGGCACGCCCCATCGGGCGCACAATGCTGCGGAGCATCGCCATTGCTCGGGCTTTATCTCTGGCCATCCGTATTTCTTTACGCATATAGATTCCCATAGTGCTCGCTCAAACATGGCATTGTGCGCCTCAACGATCCCACCCATATCAATGTGCAAGGCTACTATATCTGGCAGCTCGGAGCCTATTACTAGGTTAGGCTCCGTATCTGAGAAAGCGTAGGCCATGCACAAGATCTCTGTAGTTGGGTCTTGTGCGTATCGCCACGAACCACTGGCTGTTAGGTCGCAATACGACCTTGTTTCGAAGTCGATATATAGCATGAGTGCGCCCTAGCTCAACAAATCTGAGTTGTCTGTTGTGACCTCTTGATCGTCAAACGCTTCCATAAGTTTATCGACTTGGGATGACGTCGTTTTACCGTCGCCCATTGGCTCACCGTCTCGGTGTTTTTGGACAGCGGCTAAATAAAACTTAACGCCTTTATTGCCGAGGTGATCGTACGTTCCGGCGTTAACTAACGCGCGACCGTAACACCCACCGTACAACTCATTGCGTCCCTCCTCTGGGGTCATAAGCTCGCCCTTAGCGTTTTTTAAAAGTGGTGCTTGATTCTTAGTGTCAAGTGAAACATAAATCATATCTTCGTACCCGGGCTTGATCTCACCCTCTTTATCGAGGTTTGCGTTGCCGTCTTTAAAGGGTACTCGAATCTTCTTCACCAACTCGGGTGTTGCTTTTGGCCATTGTTCTTTGATTAAATCTTTAATGATTTTGTTTAAAGCTGATAGGTCGGTATCTTTAGCGAACAACAAATCGACACACCATTTCTCGATAACTCGGCCGTCGATTTGAGTACTTAGTTTATCTACTAAATAAGGGTACGATAGTTTACCCACTGGGGTGACCACGTTGTTCTTGTAACTTTGTTTTGCCATTTTAATCTCCTTGATCTAATAAACTTGTTAACTCGTTGCCTAAATTATAAGGCTCTCTTTTATCGGTGTCCGAAACCAGTACTGGTTTTTTCTCTGGCACCATAACATATTGTTGCACAACCTCCTTGTCATCGACTAACTTTTCCATCTTGGCTGGGGACTTGAGTTTAATATCGAAAATGTCGAGGCCGTATTTGCTTTGTAATTCTTCTGCAACTTTACTCTCATTAATCCATTTGCGGGTGGCTCGGCCACCTAATACTAATTTATGTCTCGGAATCTCACAACCTTCTAAAGCTAGATTATAACCATAGGCTTCAACCGCTGTCAACCACTTCTTTATAGCACTGGCGTTTTCTAGTACCTTGCTAATCGTTTCCATGTTCAACTGCTCGACCTCCGGCAACGACGTAACATCACCTTCAATATCAGTTTTAGTTGTGACGTTGCTAATGCGTTTAAGCTCTGGGCATACGCCTTTAACTTTACAAAACTGGCACCATGGGCCTTGGCTGTATTCTGGGTCTTCTTTTACCTTCTCGTACCTTCCTTCGAGAAACGCTTGGAACGCAATCAACGATCGAGCCGGCACTTCAACTTTACGAATTGGATCGCTGTCCATCCGTGGCTGAACGATAGATACATAAAACTTTTTACCGCACATAATGTCCAGCCCTTCAAGCTCTATTGCGCCCAACAAATAGTAAAGCAGTTGGGGGTTGTTCTCGGGTTGCACACTAATGCCTTGGCCGTATTTAAAATCGATAACCGTTAGGGTTGTCTTGGACGAAACAATAGCATCTGCCGTGCCAAAAAAGTGACCACCGTCTATGGAGTCGAGTCGGATACGTTGCTCTACATATAGCTTACTGGTTTTCTTAACGTGTCGCAGGACGTAGTTCACGTACATCATAATGGCGTCGATCATCTCGTCGGGCAAGGTACCGACCGACTTCAGTGGTAACACGTCTTTTAAAATCTCGGCGGCTATATTATGCGCCGTGGTTCCTTCGTTAGCATAATCGCTTGACTCCTCAAATGTTTTAGCTTGTGAAGCCAAGCATGGCTGCGCCGTACAGTTAGTCCAAATGTGTGCGGCTGATGCGCCGAATAGTGAATGTGCGCTCATAGTACGCTCCTCAAATGCCCATGTGCCCCCTTGATATGCGCTACGAATTCGGCAGGAAAATACGTTTGTATCGGTTCGAGCTCGCGTTCGTATCGCTCTAGTAGTTTTAGTTTTAGCTCACCTTCCTCAGCATCTAGTATTAAGTTTTTTAAATTACACACTCGGTCTGCTGTTTTTACTGCCATGGCGTAACGACCGGCATTGCGAATTTTACCAATATAGTATTCACTGGTTTCGTGCGGGTCTCGGGTCACCGCTTTAACTATCGTATTGATACACTGATTGAACTCTCTATCAAGCAGTTCCGCAGTACATTGAGTGTCCTCTACTATGTCATGAAGGTAGGCAGCCGCAACAGCGTCTACATCGGTAATGTCAAGCTCTAGTATTAAAAACGTGGCCACTTGACGCAAGTGTTCTATGTAGGGTAAGCCCCTATACTTCTGCCCTTCATGATACGTAATCGAAAAATTTCTCGCTTTTTCAACTAACACGGGTCGCTCCGGCTCTGAACGAGTTTGCCATGCGCTTAACCAGATCATCTAATGCTCGGTTCTTTGGGTCTAGTATTTCGTCAACGTAGGACAGCCCCCAGTTTTCGACAACCGATAAGTCCAATAGGTTGTGGTGTATATGCACCCGTGCGCCCGGGAGCTTGCTGCCGTCCTTGGCTACAAAATACCCATACGTTGCGTCGAAACTATAACAGCTCGGGAACGCGTGTTTACTACCAACCCCCAAGCGTTTAACGAGTCGAGACGCGTATTGAGCCGTCATGTCTAGGTTCTTTTCTAACCCAACAATCTTACTAAGTTTCTCCGTTCTGTGGTCAATTACTTCCATTATTTTAAAACCTCCTTAATCTTTCTCTTTTTAAAAAACATTGATCTCATTATAACATGGTCAACACTATCCTTAACAACCAATACTTGCGCTGTTACTTTATTGTTCTGACCAATGCGGTGGCAGCGGTCAACTGCTTGGTCCATCTCTCCGGGCACCCAACTGTTCTCTACAAACACTACATGACTGGCTGCGGTTAGGGTAAGCCCAGTGCCAGCAGCTTGTATCTGGCCGATAAATACTTTAGTGTCTGCGTCTTTCTGAAACCGATCGACATAGCGTTGGCGATCGGTTGAAGCAGTACCGCCATAGACGAGCACCGCACCGTCGTCTTTAAACGATTCGTACAGCCCCTCGCATACCGCCTTGTGGTACGCAAACACCACAACCTTTTCGACGCCACTTGCCATTACATCTTTAATGTAGCTGATGCTCTGTGGCAACTTAGCTTCTCCAAGCTCTCGACGGATAGTAGCCATCTCGCCGATAAGGTTGGCGTCCGGCTTCTCTAAAATTTTATTAACATCAAACAATCCTTCCTGCTTGACTATCTTTTTAGTGTCTTTGGTTTGCTCCATGGGAATAATCTGCATCGTCTTGCTTGGCAAATCGGTAAGCACATCGGCCTTTAGTCGCCGCAACATGACGGTGCGTTTGAGTCGGTAGTTTAACTCGTCGGTACAACTGGCCCCCTTAACATCAAAACCAAACGGGCCCTCTTTACCGTTACAAAACTTATACCCGTACTTTTTATAATTGTCGTATGGCTCAACCGCTTCTCGTTTTAAAAACCGAAGGATGCTATACAACTCTATCGGGCGATTAAGCATTGGGGTACCAGTAAGCATCAGTCGCCGCTTGGCTTTAGCCCCAAGTAGAAACGACGCCTTAGCCCGTTTGGACGTGGGGTTTTTAAGGTAATGCGCTTCATCATAGATCACCATATCGGGAGCCCATGCGCGTAGCTGCTCATAGATATACCGTTTAGACACCAAGTCGTAGTTAGCTATAACGACGTTGTTAGTAAATAGAATTTGTGTCTTGCCATTCGCAACCACTTGGGTGAGTAGGTTATCCGACCATTGGTCAAATTGCTCCTGCCACATATACTTTAGTGATGCCGGACACAATACTAAAATGCGGCGAGCGTCTAGGTACCGCAAGGCCTCAATAGTTTGTACCGTTTTGCCTAGCCCTTGCTCGTCGGCCAGCAATAAATTCTTATTAGCCACAATCGTTTGGATGCCTTCCTTCTGGTAGTCGTATAAGAAATCTGGGAGGGTTAGTCGAGCTGGTGGCCGTAAAAGTTTATCTCTAAACATCTCGGTACCAATGCCTGAAAGCTCTGCGGCTCTCATGGCCAGTGCCCAGTCTTTAGTTTTCCAAGCCGTGTTTCCAGCTGACCATTTCATCCGGCATTGTTTTGGTATGTCCTTGTCTTCGCGCTTGCACGTATAAAAATACTCATTTGTAAATTCGTTATAGCGTAATGTAGGGTTACTCATTTTTTGTCTCTAGTTTTGATAGCTTCCAGTACCATTTCACGATCATTCTGCAATTCAGCACTCGCATACTGTAACGCACTTGCGGTATGCCGAACCGCTGCTAAAACAACCTCACGATCACTACTTAATTCCTCACTTGCAAACACCAACACCGTCCCCTCCTGCTTAACCGCTGCCATAACCACCTCACGATCATCCAGAAATTCATCACTCACAGACTGCAACGCAAACCCAAAATTCTTCACCGCTTCCATCACCACATCACGATCCCCCCTCAAGTCATCACTAGCATAACACAACGAATACCCATAATTCTTCACTGCTGCCATCACCACCTCACGATCACACTTCAATTCCTCACTAGCAGACCCCAACGCAAGCCCATTCTGCTTCACCGCTTCCATCACCACATCACGATCCCCCCTCAAGTCCCCACTAGCAGCCCACAACACCTCCCCTTCATTCCTCACCGCCGCCAGCACCACGTCTTTATCACCGCGCAATGCCTCACTCGCACACTCCAACATAAGCCCATACCGTTTAACAACTTCTAAAACCTCTGCCTTTGTACTATTTTTGTCTATCATTTTCTTTACCTTTATCTATTTGCCTTATACGTTCCTGACACACATGGATAATTTTTTCATAATCCAGTCGTCGCTCACCCTTCTTGGTGCGTAATACACGTTTAACAATATCAGCGTCCCATGGGTTTAGGTTGTACTCAAGCCAAATATCCCATGGTTGTATTTTATATTTGGAATAGTCCGAGGCACCAATGTTATGCGATCTTATATCGTCACTCATCTTACAACGCTCCCAATGTTTCAAAGAATAAAAATAAAATAAATGTGAAGACGTAATACCACACCACTAACGCAACCGCAGCCAGTAAAAGACGGACTAAAACGTTGTAGCATACTCCGCCTAGAGTCCTATCGTTTTCATCTAGGTTTGGACCGAAACAAACAAAAAACAAGGCCCCTATCAACGAACCCCAATACACTAGACTAAATAACACCACTTGCCAATAAGTTACCATATCAATCATTTTTGACCTCCATACTCGCTGCCCAACATTGCACTATTTCAATTCGCAATTCCTCACTAACACATTCCAACGCTCTCCCATTCTGTTGAACCGCTGCCAAGATGAACTCACGATCCCCCTGCAATTCAGCACTTGCATACTCCAACGCATAGCCACTCCTCCCCACCGCTGCCAGAACAACCTCACGATCAGCACGCAATTCCTCACTTGCATAATACAACGCAGGCCCACTGCTACCCACCGCGGCCATGACGACATCTCGATCACGCTTCAATGCCTCACCAGCAACCTTCAATGCCTCCCCACTCTGCCTCACCGCTTCCAGCACTACTTCACGATTACCCCGCAATTCCTCGCTGGCATACTGTAACGCCCACCCCTCCTGCCTCACTGCTGCCAGCACCACCTCACGATCACCCTTCAACTCAGAACTCGCATGCTCCAACGCTCTCCCATTCTGTTGAACCGCTGCCGTCACTACATCACGATCGCCCTTCAATTCATCGCTCGCATACTCCAACAGCTCCCCATCCTGCTCCAAAAACGCCAAAACACAGTCTTTTCTATGGCGGTATATGCTAAATACGCCTCTACTAGTAATCATTTTTTACCTCCTGTTTCATACACTCTAACCAACAATGTGCAACATCATATAATAAGTCATCGCCAGCATATTTCAACGCTTCCCAATCGTCCTCCACCGCTTCCCGCACCACCTCCCGATCATTACGCAAGTCCTCGCTAGCATACTGCAAAGCCCATCCATTCTGCTTCACAGCTGCCATCACCACATCACGATCACCACGCAACGCAGCACTGGCATACCCCAAAGCGCATCCGCTCCGCTTCACAGCTGCCATCACCACATCACGATCAGCCCTCAATTCAACACTTGCATACTCCAACGCATAGCCATCCCGCTTCACCGCTTTCAACACTTCTGCCTTTGTACTATTTCCATCAATCATTTTTTATTTCCTGTTTCATACGCTCTAACCAACCCTTTGCCATTTCAAACCTTAATGCATCACTTGCATAATCCACCACATACCAATTCTGCTCAACCGCTGCCAGTACAACCTCACGATCATTACGCAATTTCCTACTCGAATAAGCCAGCGATTTCCCATTTTCCTTAACCGCTACCATCACTACCTCACGATCACATCGCAATGCATCACTGGCATACCGCAACGCAAGACCACTCTGCCTCACCGCTGCCATCACGACTTCTTTATCATCCCTCAATTCCTTACTGGCATAACACAATGCCCACCCATCCTGTTTCACTGCTTCCAACACTTCTTCTTTTGTACTGTTTTCATTAATCATTTTTTACCTCCTTTTTTAATTCACTTTTCAACTCATCACTTGCATACTCCAACGCATCACAATTCCACTTCAATGCTTCCAGTAACACATCTTTATCATTCTGTAACTCATCAGATGCATACCGCAACGCACTCCACTTCTGCCTCACCGCTGCCATCACAACCTTTTTATCATTCCGCAATTCCTCACTTGCATACGCCAACATATGCCCGTCGTCCCACACAGCCCACAACACCACTTCCCGATCATTACGAAATTCATACCACGCATACACCAACGCATACCCATCCGTTTTAACCGCTTCCAATACGACCTCACGATCACCTTTTAATTTATAACTCGCATACTCCAACGCACGCCCATCATATCTCACTACGTCCAATACCTTTGCTTTTGTGCAAAATTTCAAGCAGGAACCCCTTAGTTTATCAATCATTTTTTACCTCCAATCTTCACAAATCCATTATCACTGCGTTTATACTGCAACTTCAACAACGCACGCTCCAGACGCTTTTGTTCCTTGACACTTAGGTGTATTATGTCTCGACCTAAACCGTCCCAAACATCACTCAACTGGAACCCGTCTCTCACGCCTTTAGTCAACCACTCTTGGATAACTCTTTCAAGCTCGTCCACTTCAATGCGACTAGTCTGAGCTTTCTTGGCTTGCTCCATCGCTTCTGCCGATTGCAACACCAGTCCATTTTTTAACCCAGCGTACCGCTTTTTGTAAACGACCAACGCCTCCGCATACAACTGCGGTAAATCTTCGGTAAGCGTTGGAACGTCAATGTCGTACACCTCGACCGGCCATATCCGACGGTTCCCAGTAACGCTATTCAAAAATTGGTTCTCGTTTGTTGTGCCCATAAACACACACTGGCGCGGAACGTCCTCGGTCAACTTCGCATACGCCAGTCGTGCTCGGTCAACCTCGCGAGATATAAACGCCTTAACACTCGCCACCGTATTCGACCGGCTCATAAAAGCATTAAGCTCTGAGTCCTCAATAATCAACTTACCTTTGATCTGCTGAATGGCATCGCCAGTTTTGTTAATATCGCCCAGCGAATCCGTGAACCAACTGTTAAACACCGACAACGCCTTAATGGCGGTGGACTTGCCTTGCTCTTCTGGGCCCACCAACACCACCATGTGATCATACTTGCACCCCGGCTCATAAATCCGTTTAACTATCGCACACATCAACACCTCACCGACCTCACGATTAAATGCAGTGTCTTCTGAATGGCAATATTTCGGAAACAACCCACGTACCCGCTCCACACCGTCCCACTCCGGCAACTCACTAAACCACTTCTTGACTGGGTGAAAACTTTTCTCAAACCCAACAGTCCGAGCGGCTTGGTATATCTGGTTAACCAAGGGGTCAAACTCCATGTCATTAAACAATGTTTTAATAGATAGTAAATCATCGTCCGTCACTGAAATACCGTTCGGCATACAGTCCGCTTTATCAAATGCGTGCCAACTACATGGCCCTAGCCACACCGTCTCACGACTCCACTCATTGTAGCCCAACTTGCCCTTAAACTCTTTCATGTTCTTTAAAAATATGGCGCAGTTTCGGACACAAAAATTCTGAGCACTCACGGTGCCGTGTTTGGTTTTGTGTAGCTTGTCGTGCCACGGGCACACTTCATCAAACTGAGCGTCCACTTTCTCTTGGGGAAGCACGTCATTAAGCCCTTGGCCCGGAGAACAGCCAGAATCTATAGGGCCTAGGGCTTTCAGTGCTTCCTCAACAGAATGCGAACCGATCTCGTTTTGTCTTGCGCTCAATGCGCTCACAAGCGTGGTGGCCAGCTCTTTAGTACCTAATGGTGGCGAGAAACAATCCGCGTCTGCCACAATACCTAATACCACCTTGGGCGACAACCCTAAATCGTAGCCTCGACAAGCCATTTTATACAAGGCATTGTTGCGCTCGCCCTCGCCAATCACACCGAACTGTTTAATGTAGCCTGTCAACAGCAGCTTATCTGTTTTATTGTCCGTAAAATAACCAGTACCCCCACACACTTCCGCATCTTTTTGCATCAATAATAAATGTAGGCCTTCCGGTATCTCGACAATGTTTGAAAATTTGTTCTCGCCGCCATCCAGTTGGTACGTACCCGCCTCCGTTTCGCTATGGGGTATCAATACTTGGTGGCCGTCCCGCAAAAAGTCCAACCCTTCGTAAGCTGCCAAGTTTTTCTTGTAGCTAACGCCGCTTTGGAAGATCTTGTAGTACAAATGCAGGCCCCCAGTCGGGGTGCTCACCGTAACGCCTGCGTTAGACATAAAATCAAACCCAAGGTCGTCGGCTAACCGTTGTAGGCTAACCATTCCATTAATCTCTGGCCGCACGTCCACATCGATAACCATATAGGGCTCACGAATCACCCAGCCCGCTGAGCTTGTTGTGTAGTAGTTTGCGTCAAACGCATCTGGAAGCTCTAACTGCGTCCAGTTTTTTACCGTGGGTACCTTGCCCTTAAGTGGCATGGTTATAAGTCCGTTGTCATAAAAAACTTTAGCGGTTTTTAGTAATGCCGCACTCGGCTTTAATCGGGTCATTGGCTGTTCTCCTGATTTGATATTGATAAGGTAATCTAAATATAAACTACTTAGTCGCGCTTGTAAAGTGTTTCATAGTAGTTAAATAGTAATGGCTTTTTAGGCTTGCTCTTTTTAATATATGGCTTTTCTTGCTCGTCCTGAGCATTTAAATTCATACTGTTATTAGCCGCAACGCGCCCAGCGTTGTTGGCGGCAGTAAACTTTGATTGCGCCTGCAGCCATTGGGCATTCTGTTCGCTTGAGTAAGCCGGTAGTGGATTTAACATTAGCGGGTCGCGCTTAAAATCCACAGCAACTGGATTTCGCTCAACAAACTATAGGGTATCGGAACCTGTCTAGGCGTTGGCGGGGTGATTTCTTGACGTAGGGCCCGTCTAGGCGTTGGCGGGTCCAGCTCTCGGTAGGGGATTACTTGGACTTGGTCAAGAAAACTCACCCGAGCGTTTTTACGGTACGTGTAGGGGAACGTAGGCTGGCCATAGTTTGGCTGAGTACGTGCCTCCCGTTCATACTTATACTTTAAACTTGTGTACTTAGCTATGCCCGTCGGTTTAATGTTGTTTGGTTTCATAAATACTTCTCCTATAAGTTTGACTGTCTGCGGGTTGAACAAAAATACTCCAGTATACATTTCATCGGGAACAAATACCCATAGCGCGTAAAAAAGTCTCTATTGAACGCTCTAGCTTTTTGCGCTATTTGTTCGGAATCTAAGTCTTCGCAAGAATCGACGACCAAATACTTATCGAAATGATTTTCCGGCAAATGGTAATGTGTCGGACGCGTAAAACTTGTAAACTCGGTTTGCACCGCCTTGGATTGTTTTGACTCCACTGGCTTTTTTAAATCTTCACAATCTGTTTGAGTCGCTTGTGTTTTTGTTGGAATTACTTCACGACCAGTGACTTCAGTCGACGAAAAAAGATCTAACGGACTCACTATAATCGGACCATGGACGCAATCTAAATGGCGGTTCTCAATCGCAACCATCGGCATTTTATTTGTTTGCGCGCCAGCTTCCCTAACAAACGTTGGCTGGCGCACTTGGGCGGTTTCAATACGTGGCGTCACTTGCCCCCGGCCCCTTGCTCCATTTTCGTTATCATATCGCCCATCAAGTCTCTAATTAGTAACATAAATTCCTGCTGATAACAAGTCGAACCGGCTATCTTTTTCGCTAAAATTGTGTCAATCTCTGTGTCGGCTTCATAAACTTGGGACACTGCCATAGCCATGAACGCCGACAACGCCCATGTGACCGTCACGCCCTTGTCTTTACAATACGCTTTAAATAGTCGTGCGACTACATCTTCTGTTCTAAATGTAACCATGTGTTGTTTATTCATTATTTTTTCTCCTTGTTTTTACTTTTTGCCATGTCGCCCTTGTAAATTAAAAGTCTGCCTTATACTCGCACTCTTTTGGGGGTAATCTAAAATGACGCGCATGTGCGTCGTCAAGATACGGGCGGTACTGTATGCCTTGGTACTCTAAATAAGTTCTAAACGCAATTATGAGGCGGTTTACGTAGTTTGGGGGACTCCACGGTTCGTGCGGCTCAACGCTATAGTCCCAAAACTTCCACCATTTAGGCGATTCCTCCCCCTCCACTGGGATTGCAACGCCCGGGCCATATCCACTTTCCTCTAGCAAATACTGGTTAAACGAACATAAAACTCGTAAAATACAAATGTACCAAGGGGGTACGCTGGTTACATTTCTTAACCAGTTGGGCATCCCGACGCTCAACACTCGGACCCCGCCCATATACTCCTTGCCACTTATAGTATTATACCCCGTACAAAACTCAAAACGAGGACACAAGTCGTCCAGTTCAGCTTGAAGTTTGTCTATTTCAGCTTGTAAGTCGTCGTAACGCTCTAAGTCCTCGGTAGTTTTTAAACCATGCGCTATATCATACGCGGTGGGTTTGGGCTCTCGTAACTCTCTTAAATCTTTGAGCGTTTGATGGTACCATGCCCATTTATGTA